AAACTCTCCAAAGTATTCTGTTTCTCTGTTTTCCAACCCATACAATCTAACACAATACGAATTGGATCAACAAAGGCTTTGTCAAACTGTGTATCATAATCAATGAACTGCTGTATCTCAAACTCTTTTGGTAATCTCTGTGGAAAACTAATGACTGTATCTTTAATGGGATTAGGCATTTTAAGATAGATGAATTTGAGTTTCTCGCCTTCTTGTATTAGTGGATATTGTTTTTCTAGGCCAAGTTTTTTCAAATGAAAGTTATAAAGTATGGCACCTTTGACATGAATTGGTGTGCCTTTCTTATACAAGGTAGCCGAATCAGAGTATTGAGAAATGCCATTACAACCTCTAGGTGAGGATATTTCTTCAACAGGCAAATTCATAAATTCTATTTTGAAATCTTCAATAAATTTATAAACATCTTCTTCGGTGCCAGTCATCATTAACTTTAATACTTCTCGCATCTTCACACGAATCACACTAGGCGTAGATGACTTTACCATTTCTAGACCCATCACTTTAAGTTTTGGTTCTTTATAAGCAACACCTTCGTTGTTATATACATTTATTGCGTAACGCTTTTTGGCAGTCCATAAACCTTTGTCTGCCAACGCTTCACGCTTCATAATCATTTTTTGAGCATGAGCCCTAACATAGTTCGCCAAATCCAAATACGCTCGGTCAATGAACGGTTGAATCTTAGCCTCACAGACTTTATCCATGAAGGCGATGATTTTTTGATTATCTCTACCCTCTTTTTCATACACCGAATTGACCAACTCTCCAAGACGGAGATAAATGGAGTCAGTATCACTCGCAATAACATAATCGTTTCCTTCTGTTTTTAAAATATTGTTCATGTATTCATTCAGTTTGTTTTCAATCCAACGAATACTTAATTGACCGGCTTGTGTGACTGCCAACGCCTGTCGTAAGTCATAAAAACGGAAGTATTGCGAACCTAAAGCGCCGTAAGCGGAGTTTAGAGAAACTTTTTTCGCAAGCTGTAGGTTATTATATCGTGCTACCAACTTTTCTAATTCATATTTCTTAGTTTTATCCGTTTCAAGTTGATACTCTTGTTGTGCCTTAATCATTAAATTCTTAAACTTTTTTCGGTCCTCATACATTTCTTCCATCATCTTAGGCAAAAAGCCTTGCCGTTCTGTGGTAAAAAACTGTCCGTTTGGTGTCAAAGTAACACCATTAAGTTTAGAAGTATCAATTTTCTGATACAACATTTTTTCAACTGTTACACCTTCAGAGATAATGTCACGCATCTCTTGTGTGTAGTTAGATGGTTCAATAATTGTTTCTGGTGAAATATTATATTGAATCAATAAGTGTGGATATAGGCTATTGAGGTCAAATGATGCGACCCAATCGTGCTTGCCAACTTGTGGTTCTTTTACATATGCACCTTCAAATGCTGATTCTTTAATTCGGTTTTCTTTTGGCGGAACAATAATCTTTTTGTCCATCAAATAAGAATTGATTAGAGCATCCCACATTCTTGTTTGTGCAAATACATCTTCAAAGTTTGTCTTTGTATCGTATGCCAAAGTGGCAGCCAATTCAATCAACTTTAATTTTTCTTCTAGCTCAACGATAATTTCAACATCTCTAATGTTGTATTCAATGAACTTTTGATAATTGTGTTTATAGAGCTGATGTAAACTATCATACTCAGAGTAATCTATTTTGTTGGTGCCTAGCTCAACAGAACTAATGTGGTCTAGTTTATAGGACTCTTGTGATTTACCGCCTGGCGCATACCAACGATACAACTCAATGTAATCTAAACAAGAAACACCAAAAATATCATAGGCCACTTGTTTTTGGCCTTTGATAATCTTCTCTCGTTCAACAACTGCATTCCAAGGCGAAAGCTTTCTGGTCATGTCAGGACCAAGAATCTTTTGCATACGATTGTGTAGATATGGAATATCAAAGAACTTAACATTCCAACCAGAAACGATATCTGGCGTGTTCTTTTCCCAATCGGCTAGAAAGGATTTAAGTAGTGTATATTCATCTTTACACTCAATATAGTCAACATCATCACGGGTATTGTTAAATTTACCACATCCGTAAACGCTAAACCGCTTATTTAGTCTTTTTATAGCTATGGCGGTCACCGGTTCGCTGGCGGTGGCTGGGTCTGGGAAACCGTTCTCTGAACCTACCTCAATGTCAATGATGGCTATGTCTAGGTCATTGATATCCCAATCAACAACACCTTTTTGATTGTCGGCTATGTAAGCATACTCCAGACGAGTGTTACCAAACATCTTAAAGTTTTGAACTTCTTCGTATTGGCGAATAAACTCTTTTGCTTCTTTGATTGAACCAAACAACTTAGGTTCTAATACATCGCCTTGCAGAGAACGCCATTCTGTTTTCTTGTTCGTAGGAAAATACAAAATCGGAGAGTATTCAATTTTTTGTTTGACTCTCCGACCGTTATTAATGCCTCGGTAAAGAATGTAATTACCAAAACATAGAACATGTGTGTAGTATTTTTTATTCATTCATACATTATATCATACTTTTGGAATAAATGAGGCAATTTCAATATTACTACCAAAAATCTTATTATATTGATTTTCTAGCTCACGGCTTGGCGAAGTTACACATAAAATATCCGTTTTAGATATTTCAATGCCCGTAGAAAATTCTTCGGCATAATCTAAAAAAGGAGCAAAGCCCATCATTGGCCCATCTTTCGTTGGTTGAACAATCACCTGAACTGGCTTTTTTAATGTAACTGTCGTTGTTGCTTTGTCATCATTGATATCTGCCATGACAGTTTGACTGGTCTTAAATGTAATTAATTTAACTGTCATAGTTTCACCTGTGTTTCTGCTGGCAATACACCAATTGTAACCCAGCGTTTTGGAAATAACATCTCACGGTCTTGGAAGTCCTTCATGTCGTGAGTTGGGTCTTGCATCCATCCCACCACTTCAACCATGTTATCAAAGTCCCGTAAAAACAAATCATATTTTTCAGCTCTTGGGAGTTTATATTCTATTGCCAATTTCTTAGCGAGTTCACGAAAATTCATCTTCTTTCCTTCAGTTATAAAAAAAATCATTACTTTACTTCATACATTACTGTGTTGGTGTTTCCTAGTGCCCATTTTGGATCTGTTTCAACCGACCATCGTTTTGTTGCCACTCTAAAATCTGGCATCTTTAATTCTTTTGGATTGCTACTTGGCTCTAATATAAGTAAACGATTATTTGGTTGAGCAGCAAACTGGCCATTATCACACATAATAAAATTATAAGATTTGTGGTCCTCAACATCTTCGGAAAAGCCAGTATCAAGAGTATTAAAATCAGGATGGGCACTATCAACTGTGAAAAGATATACGCCATACATCCAATCTCCATTTTTTAATTTAAACTTACATTTCATGGATTGTAACTGTGCTTTTTTAAGAACAGTAATATCATATGATAAACAATCCCATAACTGTAAACTATCTAGTGGTTGAGGATCACCCTCAATTGGTTTCCAACAAAATGCGTGTAGTGGTAATTTATCATATAACGCACCATAATCATTCAAATAGGCTTCAATACGAAACGCTTGGCCTCGTAACGATTTGATACTTACCCACCAACAAGATTCTAATTCACCATGGCCTTTTTCAAAGTCATAAAGAAATTCTTTACGAACAAAACATTTAACTGGTGGTAAGTTTGCTATAATATGTGCCATATAATTTTCTTTTCTATTCTAAAATCACCAAAGGTACTTGTATTTTTTTTAACGAATTTGCATATACAAAAAATGGAAAAAATCTTTCTCCAATAAAACCAGGGTATCTCCAAGGTAAAGGTTCAGAAGTTGTTTGTATTGTAGGATATATTTCGCTACAATTTTCCCAAATGAATTTCATAATTCTAAAAAACTCATCAACATATTGTAGAAAAAACTCTCGCCGCATAATATAAGTTGTTTCAAAATTAATAATGTTGTTATGTGTGAACCAGGGCATGTGATTACGATACTTAGGATATAATTCATTTAGAGCTAACTTAAATAAATCCCAATACTCTCTTGGTTCATACATTAAATACTGTTCTTCAACAGATTGTGGTATAGCAATTGAATGATTTGTTATTACATCACAGGTTTTAAAATATTCCGATATTATTTCTTGGTGTTCATCTGTACCAAACCTCTCAGCATTTTCTTGTGTGGCAGTTAAAGAAACTTTAGCCACATTTTTTGGACCATTTGGATCTAATAACAAATATCTTCTATAAGAACCCGCACCAATGTAATCATGTGATGGTGTATTTTTAAACAACCAATATTCAGTTGCTAAAATGCCCATAGCTTTTAAGAAATTATCTTCTGTTGTCCGAGAATAATAGTGCCTCAAATCATTAATAGTTTCAGTATCACGATTAACATTTAAATATTTTTTAGATTCATCAGGCGAATGCCAAGTAAATGGTTCTTTGCCGCCAGCATATGTAGCAAACAACCATTTTGAATTCCAATTAAATGGAAAATTTTTATGAAAATGATTATAAACACCTATAGACATTATTCCACCTTTTGTGTTTCTTTTTTGTTCTTTTCTGATTTGAATGGGATTGAAGCTGCAAGTTCGGCTTCAATCATAGAATTTTTGAAATGACCTCGTCTAAGTGGGTCAATGATTGTAGCAAGTTGCCTTTTGGACTCTTTGCTGAGTTTGAAATTTTTATCACGCTTTACCATAATATATCTTTATAATGTTAGTTAATATTCATTAGGTTTTTTACCTATATTGTATTTTGCAATTAAATCCCACTCATCTTTTTCCTTAAAAGAAATAATCTTTATTTGATGTAGTGGAGCAATGTTATCTTCAATCAATTTGTAGTTTAATATTTTTACCAGACCCCATTCTTCTAGTAAATTTGCAATTGCATTTCTACGCTGTATATCATTCTCAGAAATATTAGATGGTTTGCCATCTAATGCAAATAGTTCCTTAAAATGAACGATGTAATACTTGCCTTGTTTATGTAAAATGTGGCAAGATTGGTATAATACTTTTTCTTTGCGTGAAGAAACACCAATGCGGGTTAAGGTTTCACGCACCTTCAAAAAATCATCTTGTTCATTAAGGCTAACCTCAATAAACTGTGTCAAATCAACCATCTTACTTCCTTAATCCACCAATATCGGTTTGTTCTTTTAGTTTTTGGATTTGTTCTTTGCTTAATAAGCGGAGAGCCTCACGGGCTTTAGAATCTGAGAAACCATAGATTGTCTTTATACATTCTAAATCATCATTTTTTTCAGATTTTATCCACTTCGCAAAAGGTCGTTTCTGTGACCTTACCGTATTTAGTAAAAAGTCATTCTGAAGCTTTTTATCTAAGTGGTGGCGGCGATTGACTTCATTAGCAAAAAACACACAGTCCTGATGGTAAGAAAGGCTGCGGTTTACGATAAAAGGTACATATTCCTTCTCAGTTAATTCATCAACAATAAGTTGCTTCTTGCCTTGTAGTATTTCTTTTACATAATCAAATGGGCTCATGTCATCATCCTAATCAGTCCGACTGTATCAATGGTGACGAGAAGCAAATAATTAGCAAGCATACCAAATGATTTACGAGTATAGGAAGCCCAACCATACATAGCGCAACCGGCAATCCAAATAGGGTATAAGATAAGAAGTGGGGGGTTGGGAACGGTGAGAGCCATAGTGATACTACAACCAATGCTAATAGCCCAAGCAACGAGTTCAACCGCAAACCGTATTCTATTACTTTTCCAGTCATCTTTTATCCATTCAAATAGATTATAAAATAAATCATTCATTAATTGAATTCACAGTTGACCATAATTTCTGTGAGGCAAGCTACAGTATTTATTTCTTGGTCAGCAACAAAGGCTGCCTTATACTGATAGTCAGCAAGAATTACCACGGCCTGTGGAACAGATGAGGGTTTTAAAGTGTCGCTTAATGTATCATATAGTTTACGAAACAGCGAGGTATTGTCTATTTCATGTGATGATACCCACTTACGAATGGCACCAAAATCTTTAGCAACAATATGCTTAGACAATTCATCAATTGAAATGTCAGCGATTTGAACAAGGATGCCTGTATCAATCTTGCCAAACTGAGAGTAACGCTGAAGTTCATTTAATACACGGCGAAAATCTGGAAAATGTTTCTTAACTAATTCTGCCAAAACCTTCTCGTCAGCATCAATTTTTTCACTTTGCAAAATAGATTGAGTTCGCTTAAAGAACGCAGAGGCCATCTTAGCCTTCTCGCCATTCTTTAAACCAAAATCAATAACCGCACACCGTGAATGGAGTGGTTCAATGATACGATTCTTATAGTTACATGTAAAGATGAACGAGCAGTTGCTAGCGAATTCTTCAATCGCATTACGCAAGGCAGGTTGAGTTGAGTTTGGGTTTAGATAATCTGCTTCGTCAATGATGATGACCTTACGACCACCGGTAAGCGACATAGATGAAGCATAGTTTTTGATTTTGGTTCTAAAAGTATCAATACCACTTTCATCTGAACCATTGATGACCATAAAATCACAACCAATTTCATTACACATGGCTTTGGCAATGGTGGTCTTTCCTACACCAGCACCACCCGCCAAAAGTAAATTAGGAATTTGTTTTTGATTTACATATTCCTGAAATGGTTGTTTCAGGCGGTCAGGTAAAATACAATCGTCAACAGTTTGAGGCCTGTATTTCTCTGTCCATAAAAGGTGTTCCATAATATAATTCTTTCACAATATACTTCATAATAAAATACTTAGTCACGCTCATTCAAACGAGCAACTACTGTTAAGTAATCTTCTTTTACTTCCCAAGAGCCTACAGGACCAGCAAATAGAATAGTAACTTTCTTTTCTTTATTTCCTTCAGCAGTTGCTACTGTGGTAACTCTTTCAAATACATTAATGATGTGGTCTGGATTAATTGCGATTGATTCATCAACATGTCCTTCAACCGCATTTGTAAACATTTTAAACGGCATTTTGATTTCCTTTCTTAATCTCATCAATACGATGTTGTAGAACTCCAATAGCCGTGTTAAAGTGGCCTGTTCCTTCAGTTTGTGGGTCGTAGTATCTGCGGAGAGTTTCAACTTCCGTTTCTAAGACCGCAACATATTGGTCACGAGTAATATCAAACGGCATATTAGTTACCCTTTTCAAATTTAGAGCCTGCCTCAGTTGTAACCCAATATTGAAGCGGAACAGTTTTGTTTTTAAAGTGTGAAATACCTTTTGATGAGATAAAGACATCATAAGAACCAGGCATTATTTTCGTAATGTTCTCTGTTTTGAAAACCATTTTGAACTTATTGCCATTGCCTTCTGAAATTTCTAGAGCATCGGTGTGTGCTGAATCATTTTGTAAATCAAGTGTAACAATACTTACTTTTTTACCATCAGATTCAATTGCAACTTGTGGTGAAGAAAGAACGCTGGCAGCTCGCATGACCCAATCAAAATCTTCAGCAGTAAGGTCAAACTTAATTTCTGCATCAGGCATCGTCAACTGTTTCTCAGGTGGAGTAACAATCATATTAGATGGAGTAAAGCGATATTTAATTTTGCTACGACCTTTGTTGCCAACGATTGTAACTTGTTTCTCATCAAACTCAAATGACGGATCATCTTTGTGTAGAGAGATGACCGACAGAAAATTGTTTAAGTCATAGATGCCAAACTCAGCGGGAATATCTTCTTTGATAGATACTTCAGCTAGAATGTTTTTATGGCTAGACACCGTTTTAAGTGTTTTGCCTGGTTTGAAAAGAATACCTTGATTGATTGCACCAAAGTTCTTTAAGATTGCTACGG